ACAAATTTATAAAATATTTTTTTTTTTAAAAACCAATAAAAAACTAAAAATAACTTTATGTATTGTAAATTAAATTAATAAAATTTAGATTATTAACCTCGAATTTATTAATTCTTTTGATTACTTATAAAACTTCATACCTGTTCCACGACAGGTTATAACCAAATTTTTACTACCTCCGCATTTTAAATGTGCAAAGGTGTGTAAAATAGTATAAAATATATATGTTATTATACCATTATTATTAATATTATTTAATTTTATTCTATAACATATACAACATTTATTTTGTATGTTATAAGAACAGATATTGCAATATTTTAATTTATATGATAGAAATTAATTATTTGGTATTTTTATTTAACAATAAAATTTTTCTCAATTTACAAAACCAATAAATATCCATTGTCATTATTGCTGGAAAAGATAATATTCTATATCCATTATTGTCATAACCGTATGCAATTTTACATCAAATTGTCCAAATAATAAATCTAAAAAATAATGTGCCAAATTTAAATTTTTCATTAACAAGATTAAATTTTTTATCAGTATTTATAAATTTTAACCAATTTAATGAACTATCGTTTAATTTATTATGGTGATTATAATTTGTATAATCATCCATTATATATTCATTTTTTAATGTAATAATATTATATTTTGTTTTTTATTATAAATATTATTAAATAAATTAACTATTTACATGGTTTAAAAAAATGGTACATTTATTTTTTTAAAGATGGCATTAATTATTGATATTGAAACAATAGGATTTCCCCGGGGAAATTCAGATGATTATAAGAATATTTATTTATATAATTCAGCAAGAATTGTTCAAGTAAGTATGATGGTTTGTAATGAAAACTTTGAGAAAATTAATTTACATGATTTTATAGTTAAAGCATATGATTTTAAAATTTATAATTCACATATTCACGGTATCACAGATGAAATATCTGCAAATGGACATCAATTTATTGATGTCGCATTATCATTATATGATAATCTTAAACAAGTTTCACATATAATTGCTCACAATGCAAAATTCGATGTAAATATTATCAAAAGTGAATTATATCGACACAAATTATACTATATTATTGAAGAATTTGAAAAAAAAGAAATATTATGTTCCATGATGTTAACCAAAAATATAGTTAATGTAAAGAATAAATTTGGCCATATTAAGGCTCCTTCTTTAGCAGAATTATACAAAATTATTTTAGGTTTAGATATTAATAATGCACATAACGCAAAATATGATGTTATTAATTTACATTTACCGCTTAAACAATTATATGATGAAAAAAAAATATTCAATGATATTAAATTTATATATGTGGAACAAACTATAAAATCATTATTGTACAATAAATATAATATTGATTATGATAAATTTATAGAAGATATAAAAAAAATTAATCAATATTATTAATTTATTATAGTATATTATTTATAATTGGGAATAATTAACTCGACACATCCAATAGAAACATCTTATGATGAATCTAGATATATACAACATTATAAAACTAATATATACAATGATAAATTATCTGCTCACATCTACAATGATATAAATAATAATAATAATAATAATAATAATAATAATAATTCAAAAAAAATAGAAAAATATCTTAATAAATTAAGAGTATTAAATAATAAAAAATATTATCATTATCATCCGATGATATATTCATCGGATGATTTAAAAAATTTAAAAACAATAGAAGATATAATTAATTGGATTAAAACTGAGTTAATAGGTGTAAAATATAAATGGGTTTATGTTTTTGGTGATTCATATATAAATAAAGATGCATTTCATGCTATAGATGAACCAATAACAAATTATCAAAATATATATATATCCGGAATGAATTGTATTGGATTAATTAATTTAATTTATAGGAAAATGTATAGTGGTATTCCATATATATATCATAATTATAATGACTATCAAGAATTCGGGTTAATCGGATCATTAGATCATTTTGTGGATTATTTAAATTCAACTAAAAAATGTACTTTAATTGATAAAAAATCATTACCATCTATAGATATATTAAAAAATATTCCAGGTGTTATATTTTATCGTAAATCAGATTCTTCAGGATCTGGTCATATTGTATTATGTATAGGAAATGGATATGTAATACATTCATGGTCAAAAACATTTGAAAAAAAGGATATAAATAATTTATTACAAGAACCCGGTGTAGATGTGCAAAAGTTTGATGAAATTAACAAATGGCATAAAAATGGATATTTTACATATTATAGCACTCCAGAAAAATGGTTATTTAAGTAGGTATGAATTTTATAAAATAATATAATCAAAAATATAAAAAAATGTGTATTTGAACGAGTGTGTATATACATATCCATATTACAATAACAACATAATTTTAATAATAATCCCATAATCTTAGTAAAAAATAAGTTTTGGTTGTAATAGCATTCGTTCTAATAATAGCATTTTGTAAAATATTCATATTTTCCTTAACTTCTTCATTATCATTGTAAATAATAGAAGAAATAGGTAATTTTAAACACTGATATTTGTCAGGAGGTTCTTTCTTGGAATTCATCCTATATATTTACAAAAGAAAATAATTTTAAATAGTTTTTCCGCAAAATTATTTATTCCTAAATATTTTCAACTTTTTCTTTTTCAAGATTTTTTAATTTTTCTTTTCTGTTTAAATATGCCTTCCTTCTATATTCTTTTAATTTTTCAGGATTATCCTCTTTTAGTTTTTGTAAATATTTAGCACCTTTTTCCATAACAATTTCTTTGTTATTTTCATAATATTTTTTATGATTTTTACCACAAGTGTATTTTTTTAGTCTTTCTTCTAATTCATTTATACGCTGTTTCAATATTTCATTTTCTGCTTTATAATCTTCATTCATTTTTATATTATATAACTAAATATTTTTAAATAATTTTATACAAAATTGTTAAACATAATTACGTTTTTGTCTCATTTTTCTTTTCGGTTGGTGTAATTTATAATATAGTTTAATTATATAATGATTGCTAATACACGATACATATATTCTCTTTATTTTTTTTGTTTTTTTTATTTTGTTCATTTAATGGATATATTTTTTTATTTTTATCATATCTGTACAATGCAAATACATTTTTGGAAATATTTAAATTTTTTGGTATGACTATTTGTTCTAACTCTAAACAACAATAAAAAGCATGTTCACCAATAGTTTCAACATTATGAGGAATTATTATTGATTTTAATTTTTGACAAAATGCAAACGCATATCTTCCTATTTCAATTACATTAAATGGTATATTTATATATTCTAATTTTTTACAAAAGTAAAATGCATAATCATCTATTATTTGTAAACTATCTGGTAATATAATTTTTTTTAATTCTCTACAATATGCAAATGCATTATTATATATTTTTGTCACACCATCAGGTATTTTTATGATTGTTATATTTTTATTTAAACATTTTATTAAAATATCATTTTCTATAATAAAGTTAGAGTCTGTCATATGTATTTATATTAATAATCTATATTAATTAATTTTTATACAACTTTAAAAAAAGTACCAACGTATTAAATAAAAATTATTTATATAATTATCAACTATTATCTAACTCAAATAATTTATAACATATATTAAATATAGATTAACAACAAATTATACAATAAAAAAAATATAATTGCTGAAAAAACATATATTTAAAAGTATAATAAATATTTTTAATATATAATCATCTAATATATTTTAACTAGTATAAATGAATTTATCAAATGTTATTCTATTTGTCAGTATCTTAATATTGCTATATATAATGTTTGCACCTATTAATATTAATGAAAAATTTATTGATGGAATTAAACTTATTGTAACCAAAGATGACGCTATTAATCATTTATCAACATTTGATAAAAATAATATCGGTAATCTTAATTTATCTATTGATGATGCAACTAATTTATTTGAAAAACTTTTTGATGAAACCGATAATGACGTGTTAATTTCTAAAATATTTAATGATTTATCTTATCTTAGCAAAAATAATGGACCATCTGTTAATAATCCATTTTATAATAAAACTTATTTAGCTTTATGTGATATTATAAACAATCGAGGTATTTATAATAATTTACCTTGGTTTGGTAATAATGCATTAACTGTTATTAATCTTAAAGCAATAACCAAAGAACGAGTTAAATATATTTATAATTTTACAGATGTAAAAACAGTTAATTTTATAAATGAATTTAATAATTTAAGTCAGAATTTTTATCTTTCGTCTGACATAGTTGATATACTTAAATATAATAAATTTTATACAACTATAAATAAAATTATTAATCGTCATCCAGTACTTAATGTATATGAATTTAAATTGTATCAATTATTTGGTGATATTGGAAATAAAACCAAAAGAGAATTAATTATGTTAAATATAGATGTTGATCAAATATTAAATAATTTAACACCAAATCAAGGAGATGAAAATTTTATCAATTTAATTAAACAATGTATCAAAAATACATTATTTATAGAATATGATAATAATTTAACTATAACACAATTATTCGAATTACCACAATTCAATCACGATAAAAATAATTATATTAAAGCTCTCGTTAAAATAATGAATGATTTAACATTATTCATCACTCCAAATTATGATTATAATGACGTTGTAAATACAGATAATTTATTAAATAGTACTATTGGAAGGTTAAATGACACTATCTTAAATATTCGTTTTAATAGAGATTTAAATTACATAAGAAATCATTTGTTTGTTACTGATAATGATGGTAAAAAAATTTCTGTTATGCAAGATGTTTCTATGGTAGATGTAATGAATATTTTATATAGATATTATATTAATATACAAGTAGACACACAATATTCATTATCTGTATTAATTTCAGATATAAAAAAGGATGACATTGAATTTCCATCTAATGATGATAGACTTGCATATATTATAAATAATATAAATGATATTATGTTAGATCAAATATTGACATATGATGAAAAAAATAGTATAATAAAACATGAACATGTTGATGATCTAGTTAATATTATTCAGACATTAATAAAGATAAATAATGAAAATATACCATATGATATTATAAAAAAACATGTTGATAGATATACTAAAATAAGTGTTTTATCAGATATGTTATTTTATGGAATTTATTAGTTGGATAAATACAATTATTATCCTAAATGAATAATCAATTATTTATTATTTTATTCTATTTTTAATTAATCATAACCGTTTCAAAAAAATTGAATATTATATTTAAAGTGATAATTAATATAATATCTAATAATTATATATAATGTACACTTGTAAAGTATGTAATTATACCCTGACTATTGGTAAAGTTAGCGCACAAAATAATCCAACTGTTATTGAAACTCCTACAGATTTTATTAAAATGTTCGTAAAAACACGATCTAAAAAAATGACAATGGATCTTGATATTGATATGACATTTGAATTCTCATTTGAATTGGATGCATTAACTGCACAACTTAATAAAAATGGTTATAAAGAAGATGTTATTAAAGTATTAATTGAAAAATTTACAAATATTAAAAAAAATACAAGACCAAATACATTTTGTTTAAAATGTACACAATGTAATGAAAATTTTGTATTACCTCCAGGTAAAATAATGTCAATTAAATTAAAAAAATCTTATGATAGTGCTATTACAAATATTGAAGATATTATTAATGATTATACATTTACTAGAACAAAAGATTTTATATGTTCAAATAAAAATTGTAATATAACAGATCATCATAAAGAAGCAGTATTATATCGGCCAAATCCAATGGAATATGTTACAAATTATATATGTGTAAATTGTCATACAATATCATAAAAATCTAATTTATTTATTAAAACTATGCAATAATTATTTAATTTACTTATTGCATAGTTTTAATCCATGATTTATTATGAAAAAATTGATTTTTTTTTCATAAAGAAACTTAAATATTATTATATTCTATATATAATATGTCGATGTCACAAAAAAATACAAAAAAAAATACAAAAAATATTATCGATATTACAGATTCAACAAATAAAAAAATAAATTCAGTAAACTATGATAAAAATAATGATTCCGATGAAGAAGAATCTGATAATGATGAAGATTCTGACGAAAATTCTGAACAATCCGAAGAATTTGAAGAAACAGTTTCTAATGCAGATAGTGATGATGTATTAGACGATGATAATGATGAAACTGATGCAAACGGTGAAACTAATATAACAGATGATGTAGAAGAATTATTTGAGACAAAAAATAAAAAAAAATCTAATGGCGATGCAATTGGAAATGATGATGTAGATGGAGATGGTGATGAAGATGAAGATAATGGCGATTTAAATTTGGATTGTTTATTAGATGTTATTGAAGATGAAGACGAATATGTTGAAGCTGAAGAATCATTAGTTAAATTTAGTGTACCAAAGTTGACTAAATACGAACGTGTTAGAATATTAGGTGCTCGTACGACACAATTAGCATTAGGAGCACCTCCGTTAGTTAAAAATGTATCAAATAAGTCACCAATTGAAATAGCTATGATTGAATTAAAAATGAAAATGATACCATTTAAAATCAAACGACCATTACCAAATAATAAATTTGAAATTTGGAAATTATCTGAATTAGAAATTTAATTATTAAATATAACCAAAAGAATTAAGAAATTAGATGTTAAACAGTGGTAATATAAATAAAAATATATTTAAAAATAAATGGTAAAATTTAATATTTTTGCCCAAAAAACACAATATTAAATCGATGCT